TCTTTTGTGGCATTTATGGTAGCCAATATACCCTCTACCCCATTCTTCATAAGAGTAATACACGTAATACATATAATAATAATACTTAAATTGTACTATTAAATTAGGTTTCCAGAAATTTATGCCTTAATTATACCATAAATTACTTTATGGCACGCCAAATTATTTAGCTTCCGCTGCTATTTCTTCGGCAATTTCCCAAGAAATAGCTTCTTGTTTTAAGGAGAACGAACGGCTACCGAACTCGTTTTGGATTTTTTGAATGTTTGTACCGGGGTTTCTAAGGAAAGATTGGTGAGCAAACGCCTCTTTTCCAAAGACTAATGTGCGCCCAGCACGGGTCTGCATATTAACGACGGGTGCAAAAAATGTTGCAACTCCTTCAGCATTTTTATACCCCTGTGCAATGTTTGTAAGCACAGGGTCAATAAGGCGAACCTGATCTAAATTAAGCATGTTGTGTGTTTGTGTGAAAGTGTGTAAGGATTTTTTTTATAGATATAGAAATCACATCTACCACAACGTGGATTTATGCAAGAGATATAAGGCTTTGAGGTATTCAAATAGTATTTGAAATACTCAAATTAGCCTTTACTTGCAAGTGGTGTAGCTGAAGCTTAAGCTCCAGCTTCATTTCCTAATTTAACCCTGATATAAGCAACATCATTTGCTCCAGTAATGATGCTATCTAAAGCTCTACCAAGAACTACACCAGATGTCCGCTTAGTAGCTTTACCATCAGAGGCGGAAGCAATGGGGTCATCTAAAACAATAGTTTGAGAAGGAGCCACTTCAACAATAGCTATACCAGTTGTTACTACAGAAAGGTGCTTTTGGTAGGGGAAAACTCGTGGTGCATAGGGGGTGCCAGATGCATTTAAGCGGTCTTCGTAGACTAGATTTAATCCTGCAGAACCTGTTACATCATAGCCTCCCTTAGCCGCTAGTCTTGTAGCAGTAGCTCCGGCGGTAACGGCAGAGATAGCTCCACCACCCACCAATTCAACAACCATAGATGTTGCGGATGCAATACTAACCACAGTATAGGTTTCTGTTAAAACTTTAATTACCGCACCAGGATAAAGTTCAGTATTAAAAGCTGTACCAGAACCAGTAACCACACCAGTTGTGGCTGCTATTGCTATAGTACCAGTAAGCTCTAGCTCAGGATACCCAGTAATGGCTCTGATGCCATAGATGTCGTATAAACTAACTCCAGCGGCATAGCCATTAGCCGCAGGATAGCCACCGTTACGCTTTACAAAGCGATTTGCAAAGACTCCGCCAGCAATACGATCCTCATCAGAAACTTCTACAGTTTCCACGTATTGGTGGTCGAAGGATAAATATTTAGCTTGGTTTAGAACTGCCATAGTTTGTATTTTTATATTTTCTATAATCTTTAAACATTAGTTAAGAACGTGCTTCAAAGCAGTAACGTAGTCTACGCCATGAGTTTCAGCGTAGTTCATCGCTTTGTTATGCGTGTCAAGGGATTGGCTATCATAAGAATAGCCATCAGCCTCGGGCATAGAAGACTTGGGCTTTTTAGGAGCAGAGCTTGGTGTTGCAATTTCATTAAAAGACACAACTCCCGGCAAGCGTTTTAATAAAGATTTCATAAATCGATATTGAGATTGCTTACCACCCTCACTGAAGTTTACAGAGTTTTTAGAGTTTAGGGTTACTAAAAACTTAGAAAGGTCTTTGCGATTTACAATTTTCTCAGTAAGTTTGCCTTGGGAGTAGAGAGATTCGCAGAAGTCAGAAACCTCTTTTTCGCGAGCCAAGCGCTTTTGCTTCATGAGCTCTTCTTCTAGTTGTTGCACTCTTTCTTTTAGGGACGAGATGTCTCCGTCGTCGTCGGAGTCTTCGTCTTCTTCGTAGTTTTTAGACTTACAAGAGGCTGCAAACTCTTTAGTAGCTTCTTCGTCGATGTCTTCTTCGTCGTCTTCACCTTTGTCATTCTTTTTAGGTGGAAACTTCTTAGCGGGCTTGTCTTCGTCTTCATCCTCCTCGCCATCACCCATCTCGCCAAAATCGGAGCTTCCGCCCAAAGAAGCTTTAGCCTCTTTCTGGAGTTGGAGTGCTTGGTATAGTTGTTGGTGAGTGTAGTTGGCGGCCAACTCAGCAATTTCGTCGTCTTCGTCATCCATCTCACCCGACAAGTCCTCGGTGCCCATGCCATCATCTTCGCCTGAGCCATCGTCTAAAGAGTCGTCCATAGGGTCTTCGGTGTCTGTGTCCATGCCAGAGTCCGCGCTAGGGTCTGTAGGGGCATCTGTAGGAGCTGGATTGTCTGCATCCATATCACCATCAGCCATGCCGGGCTCATCCGCAAAAGAGTCCTTAGTGTCGTCATAAGGTTGTTGCATGCCTCCCATGTTAGGGTCGTAGGGCTGCTTAGGTGGGAAAGCATTATAGGGTTGTTGTTGTTGTTGTTGTTGCATGCTTTCATCAGTGTAGTCTGCCACATTGCCCGTAGCGTCCAGCTTAGTACCAGAGTCGTCATACATCGCAGAGGCTTTGTTTTTGTCAGAGATATTAATAGTAATATCAAACCCTTCTGCGTGGTCTGATACAGATTTTTTGCGTCTTCTCATAGTTTTTGTGTTTGTGTCTAAATAGTCTTTAACCGATTTTTCGGAGAAATTGTTAGATATGTTGATGTAGTGTGAATCCTTTAAAGACTCAGTAAAATCTGCTAAGCCTTTTACGGCTGGAATCGACACTAAGGCTAAGTGCCTTAAGCTCATTTTGCCGGGAGTTGGGTTTGTAGGAGCCTCAGGGGTATAGAAACTGCTGCTAACCTTTTTAAAGGTTCCTTCGCGAATCATTTTCTCCGCTCTGGGCGTGAGCTCTATAGCTCCCATGAGGCTTTGACCATCTCGCCAGAGTTTCTGAACCCAACCCAATGAAGGAGTTGAGTCCGTTTGCTCATGACCCACAATAAGAGGCGCCTCATGTTTTTGAGGGTTGTAGGTTTTAACTACGTCATCTAAATCTTTAGTAGAGAAAACCTTGTAGTCACCCTCAGAATCAAGCTGTGGCCCAGCCTTAAACATTTCTACTTTAATGACACGCTTTTTGTCCTTTTTGGACAAAGGAGTGGTTTCATTTAAAAAAATTGCTTGGTCTTGATTTAACATGAGTTGCTATAACTTATAATACAGTTTGAGCTCTGGTGGCCGCTTGGAATCTATCGATATTTCGAGAGAAAGAATCATTAATTATCGCAACCTGTCCTGCAGGGGTTCTGGCAACACTGATTAAAATTCTCTCTAAGGTCGGAGATGTTGCAACATATATATCACAACGCACCGTGCCTTGTTCCAGTAATTCTACAGTGTTATTAGAGTCATTACAAATGATAGAGTACGCTTGTTCTGGGCGATTTCCAAATAAGGCACCTTGGCGATAGAATTGATTTAAGATTGTTGTGGCTATGGCCACGACTCTGGAGTAAAGACTACCACCTGAGTCTATTTGCTCAAAGAGAATGTCATCAAAGCTACGACTTAGTGTATCAATTAATACATTAAGAATTACGCGGGTATTGATATATTTAAACAAGGCATTAGAACTTAAAGTCCTAGCACCCCAAACTACAATCCCTTTATTAGGCAAAGATCTAATTGCATTTAGTCCCAAAGCATAAGTAATTTCTTGTTGTTGAGATGTTATAGGGAACTTTAAACCAATTGCTCCACGTAAGGGATAACGTACACCCGCGGGAGGTTGTTGGAACCCTTCTGTAACATTTCTACTACATGCTATACCTGCGACATAACCACTAGGGGGCACTTGATTGCCACTCTCATTAGTAATATATGGAGCGTAATACGCTAAGTGACCGAAGGGAGAACCAATGACTGCTTTAATGTCACTAAGCTCCTCAGACGCTTCTGTTACAGATTTTATATCACCACCACAATCTACTAAGCCAACGAATTGAGTTGCTTGTTCTAAGTTAGTGTCGTTTATAGAACCTGCACAAACAACATTCATTGCTGATATGACTTTGAGGCGGTCTTCTAGTGCAAGGGAACGAGTGTAAGTGTCGTCATCAGAAACTAAAGTTGCAAAAGCCTCTGGCACGAAGATGTAGCCTGGTGCGTAATATTGCGAGGTTAAGCTTTTTCTGAGTGCATAAGCATAATCAGAAGCTTTTGTCCTAATGCTGTACTTATAAGAATCAAAGTTAAGAGTTTCGGTAGAATCAGGAAGAACTACGACGTTAGAGTCTTCAGCTTCTAAGCGATTAACTCCCGTAAAAATGGGAGGCGTAGTGCCATTTTTAGATGTGATTTTAATGTTTGCAACATAGTCATAGATATAAAATCCATTAGCTTCAGACTTATCTACATATGCAAATCTCGCAGTCGCATCCGCTGAGGTAGCTCCGCCACCTAGTTTCTCAACAATCACGTTAGTATCGTCTACAACGCTGATAACTTTTAAACGAGTCCCATCTCTGTAGATGACCATACCAGGGTATGGAGCTATTGAGAATGTCCCAGTTAAAGTGCTAACAGGAGCACCACTAACAATTGCTACTGTGATTGTACTACTATCACTAAGAACTAGCGGAGAGTCATCAGAGTTAAGTGTGGGCTTAGTCGTAGGACTTCCGTGATCTCCAATTGCATAAGATGTGAGAGAATACCCGTTATTAGGAAAAATCTGAGTATTTGAGGCATAAGTTAATAACTCTGGCTCAATGTCGTAATATTGGCTTATGCCTTTCTCATCAAAAACTTCTGTTATTGCATCTACAAATCCTTGTGTGAGCTCATTTGGCCCATTTCCGTTAGAAATTAAGACTCTGTTTTCGCCTGCTATATTAACATAAGCAACTTGTACAGTTTCGGGTAAATAACCGGTTCTGTTGTCTAAGTCGCCTGTAGGAACATCACCAAAAGAAAGAGCCCCAGAACCGGCATAATCGGTATATCCGGTATACTCGTCGGGCCAAGCCTCGTCTGCAGGAGCTCCAGAAGCATCTATGGAAATTGCAATACATTGACCAACTTCTACATCTATGTCTTTGGCTGTGATATAAGACCTAATTAAGTTAGCTACAAGAATTTCTTTAGGAGTCGGGTTATCAGGGATTGCACTCAAGTCTGCAATAGCCTCGGGTGGGATTGTGGATTGGCCTAAGAGTTCTTGGTTATAGTCCGCAATATCTTGGCCACTTATAAATAAAATCTCGCGACCACTATATCGAGACTGCAAACGTATTGCTAAGTTTTTTATAGGGTAATAGGGTTTTACGGATTCGGGATAAGTCGCAAGAATATCTATGACACTAGCGGTATCGGCTGTGTTAGCGTTTAATAGTTTAAATGCTTTAAAATCTTCAATTTTAGGAACTGAGGTTGTGGATTTAGAATAAATCCTAAAAGTTTTATTTAAAACATTTGAAGATGTACGCTCAATCTCATAAAAGAGATTAAAGTCTGCGTCTTTTTCTGACAAGTACTCAAAAATGTCGTATGAGTTGTCTAAAGCATCTAAGCCAGTAGTGAGAATAGCCTTCATGGGGACGCCTTGAGCGTCATCAACCTCTAAATCAAAATTACCGTAATATCGGCCATTGATTTTTAGGGTGAAAAGTTTGTATTTAGAGCCCGCCTGAGTTGGAATCTCAATAAGTACTTCAGGAGTGGCTGTAACTCTGGTGGCATATAAAATGCCATTGCTACCGGAGTTATCGAAGAATGCTTTTACGGATTCGTAAGAGATTGCTGCGGTGGCGTTGGTAGATGGAACGCCACCAATTTTTCTGATGTAGTCATCAACAGAAGAAATCTGAGTAGGAACGTAGGGGTCTAAGATAGAGAATTTTTTGCTTTGATATTCGTCTGCCTCTGTAGACACAAAAATATAGCCAATAGCATGAGATGCTAAGGGCTGGGGTAGGCCTCCGATAGATGTTTGATTTACAAACACACCGGGTCTGCTGATACCACTTATGTTAGTATTAATAGCTTGAACCATGAGGTGTTAAGAGTTGCTATGGTATTTCTATAGTCTTTAAACAAAACCTTAATTTGTCTTGTAAATTTTATATAAATTAGATATGAGCCAATCTTCGCAAGGAGATTCTCCACATTTTGAATTTAGGAGAACTTTCATTGCTGTATAGACAATTTTAGTAAAATCAGAGTCTTTAAGGTATCTGGAACCATAGCCCACATAAGCACGGAGATTGGTTTCGTCACATTTTTGGCAAATTTTACATAGCACTAATAATAGCTCAAGCATGCTAGGATTGTGAGTTTGCATGTTCCACTGCTTCTTTGTGAATAGCCAGCATCGCTAAAAATTTATTCATAGGTATTTTTTCGAGTAATGTTACGTCTCTAAAGCTACTTTTTTGCATGTAATATGCGGCTTTGAGCCAAGAAATTTTGTCTATGTATTCTTTAGATACAATATCTTTGAGAAAGATCTTAAAAAGTCGATAAACGAATCTAATCGGGAACTTTTTTACATTGTACAGAATTTGGTCGTCGCCACTAAACACTTTGCCTTGTAAAAGGCTACACATTGTAAATACATCTGTGTCTTGAGTAAATTCAAACATGTAGCTGAGCATTTCAAGGTCTTCGCCAGTGATGTCATGCAAAGATATATATTTATTGAGGTCGTGGTTTATGACTTTGAGTGTGTAGTTATAATTAGGCTCCGAGGTCACTTTTGTACTCAAGGTCGTCTTCGTCCTCTCTATTGAAATTTACAAGATTTGTAATAGCTTTGCCGATTTTTTTGAGGTCTTTAATGCGGATTTTTTTGGCTTCTTTGAGTGTGATTTTAGATTGAGACTCGCTGGGAGTGTGCAAGAGGCAAATAGTTTGTACAATCTGCATGATCTCATTACCTCCACACTCTTTCTCAATTTCAGCTAAGCGCAATAAATCGTCTACGTCAGGCTCTCTGAAGCGTAATGTAACATTATTAGACACTTCCACTTCGACAATGCTGGGTGACCCAAAGTCATATTCTCCAGACTCTGTAGTATACATAGCGGGTTTTGATTGTTTCTGAATAGGCATAGTGTTTAAAGTAAATTGGTTATATAACACTTTAAACTAAAATGTCACAGATCTTTCCATATAGGTCTTGGGGCGAGCTTAGGAGGGCTAATTCGCGCTCCACACAAACTCAGAATGATGTTTATGTCCGCGATGAGCTACGCTCAGACGATTTCTTGTTAAGAGAAAATCGCGTCAATCTCGGGCCTAACTATCAGTACAGAAAAGAATACGCAGACTTCATACCAGAATTTCCTATGAATTACGGAACTCCAGATATGTGGGGCTGGGAGAATTGGGTTAAAGAACGTAAAATTACTACGTCAACTCCGCATCCTAAAGCACCTCAACTTTATACAAGAACTACTACCGATGCTTTCTATCGTGGATGTTCAACTTGTCGAAATCCAAGAAAATTTTAAATCTTTATGACAACCTACTCTAAAAAAGAATTGGAAAAAATATATAAAGAATATTTTACGCACATCAGTAAAAAATATTCTCAACAAGCTCCCAGATCTAAAAAAATTTTGATATAATAGAGAAAACTCTTATTGTATTAAAATGATTAAAAAAGAGCTTATTAAAACTTATTATGACGTGGCGGAAGCTTTTAGCAAAATGAGCCAT